TTTGTTGTTGGGTGGCAAAGTCTACAGCGGGCGTTATCGTTGGTGTAACCGCCGCTGTTGTATTAACCATGTTGTTAGCTGGTGTGATCGCCGTCGCTGGAGCAACATAGTCTGGGTTGTTCCAACCAGCTATGGTCTCTATGTTCTGCCACTCAGATCGTGGCTTGTTGATGTCAGCAATCACGTTAGCAGGATTCACCCAGGGGGTGTTTACCCTTCTCTCTTCTTCACTACCCCATATGCCACTTTCTATATCATAAAGGTTGTTTAATACTGCCTTTGCAGTGGCCTCATCCTTACCCTTTACGAAGTCAGTTTTTAGATCATTCCACAGGTTCTTTATCTTTGAAATGTTATCTACATCCGTTATAGGGGCTTCAACAACCACCTCCTCTTCTTCACCACCATTGGGAGCAACAGCTTCACCCCATAGGGTATCCCATACTCTTGGGGCTGCTTCAGGCCTAAACCCAGCAGAAGCTGATGGAACGTAGTTCATTATGTTTTGGTATGGATTTGCCATATTGCTATCCTATAACTTAGTCCAGGCACTGCTGGAGTTAAAAAGGTAAATGCCCTCCCCTGTTCCGCCAGGGTTCCACTGTGTACCATCCGCATACTTCACATCCCCTGTCCTTGGTTTGGTAGGTTCAACGTATGTCGGCTCAAGCCTGAAGAGGGATTGGTTCAGGAGGATGTCTCCTAGCCTGTTGAGTTCATTAAAGAGGTAATCAGGTAGTTGTTCCGGGGATACTGGGGCTGGGTTTGGATTAAACCGTACAACTGATTTTATTGACTGGGCCATTATCTGTAGCCTGCGTCTTCTATCTCGTAACCCACACCGTTAAGGGTCCAGTCAAGATCTGCAGAGGATTCGATCTTTACCCCGTAGTATCTTCCTGTAACCGTACAGGAGATTTTAGATTGTGTTCTCGGGTCAAAGGTGTAAGGTCCAGCCCATGCAATGGATTCATCAGGGTACATCTGTTTAGCAACTGATATGTTGACAGTGCCTGTCCCGGTGATGTCCATCTTTGGCCAGATGGCCCTTACATACTTAACCTGGGATTGGTCGTTGGTTCCATCTTGAGTAAGGGACAATCCTGTCCTCTCTATGTAGGAGGTCATGGTGGTCCCGTCTTCTGTATTGCCAGCGTCATCCTGGAAGAGTCTTTCCTTGTAGATGCTTCCCCCACTGGTCCAGGTTGAAAACCCAGTCCCGTCTAATGCAGAGGCCAAAGCAGCGTCCTCGTACAGGGTAAATTCAGTGGTGGGGTTAGTGGTGTCTATCTTCGCGTAGAGAACACCGGCAGCCGGGTAAGCGCTCCCGTCAGGAGCGTTGAGTTCTGTCATCCCTGCAACCCCGTCTATGATGATCTTGTCTGCACTTACTAACCCGTGAGCTGTAGATGTGGTTATACGCACAGGGTCGGCCTTGGTAGCAGCGCTGATAGCTCCTGTAGAGAGTCCAGTGGTAGCGAACACTACCTTGGAGGCTCCCTTGTCAAAGGTCCTTTGGCCCCAGTCCTCTGTCGTTACGTCCCAGGTGTTTGTGGTGGTTCCGGCAGGGGTGGTGTAGTCGTCCCAGTTGTTGGTGTCTGTGCTTACGTTGATGTTCCCGAAGCCAACCGAGGACAGTCTTGGGAGGTCCCTTATAGTGAAGGTGTTGTTCACCCAGTTCCAGATTAAAGCTCTGTTGGGGAAGGTACTTCCCGTGGTTGGGAAGCAAGCCAGCATTTCCTTTCGGTTGTAGTCAGCTACGGTAAAGGAGCGCTTGTAGTAATCCCCATCAAGGTTATCAAAAAGCTCCCTCTTTAACCTGTTAGGTAAGAGGGGTGTGATGGTTTGGCCATTGTTCAAATATACGTCGCTCTTGCCTATGAAGAAATGACCGCCCTCGAACTCTGAAACGCAGTTCTTGGCTAAGACACCCACCGTTGGGGAGAGCATCTTAAAAGAGAATATGAATGGTGTTCCTATGAATTGGATTAGGTAGGTTGCGTCTTCTTTGTAAACAACAAAGGTCTCTCCTAGCTGAAGACCATCTATGATGTCCCCAGGTGTGTCAGAGAGTTCCTGTTCACCAGCATCTGCCGTGGTTGTGGTTTCGTTCCAGGTGGCTGGGACTGAGTGAGCAGAGGCTGCGCCACTCCACTTAACCATTTGTGTGTACTCCGTACTGGAGGCAGTGTCATTAAGATTAAGAGCAATCAGGAAAGACTTAAAGCTCTTTATTGATTTGGCATAGGAACTAGCTGCTGCTGCTCCGCCAGGACCTCTCCAGTTAGTGAGAGGTGCCAGGTTGGTGGATGTGTTGTATTTACCTGTAGTAAGCGCCCAGAATTGAGGGGCGTCTTTGAAGTTCGTTACGATTGGAACACCACCCAAAACTGTGTGTGCCCAACCCTCGTCTGCAGTGGCAGAGTAGTCGCCACCTGAGCTTCTTGTGATGTCGGTCCAGGCCCCACCATCGTTCTTAAAGACGTAGGCTTTGCCTAAACCCAAAGCTACCCAGTAGACTGAGCTTGTATCAGCTAACGGGAAGATGTGGTAAGGGGGAATTGGGCAGGAGGCGAAGATCTCTGTAAAGCCAGCGCACTTCTTTATCCCATGGTCCCTTATCCTTACGTTGTTACCAGCGCTCCAGGCGTTGGGTGGAAGTTGAAAGGGTGGGATGTCTGTGATGATCCCAATCTGACCAACATTTTCAATAGGGATTACAGGAACAATAGCCATTACACAGGAGCACTTGGCCAGGTAATGTTTGAAGGATCAGACTGAGATGGGACATCTCTAAGGGATTGCCTGTATACCTGCCACTCCTCTCGTTTAGCGTCTGAGATAGGAACGTCTTGTAGTTGGGTCCAGTCCGAATTATTGAGCTTTAAGTCCCGTACTGATCTTACATCTTTCCATTGTTGGGTGGGGAGGTTTGATTGGACTGCAGACCAGGATGGTTTTTGGGCCACATTACTGAACACAACATTATTGTTGTAGTCATTCTCATTAGCCACATCACCGTAAGAAACAAATCCTGCCCCTCCGGCAGCTTCGGAAATTGCATTACTTAAACGCTTATCTTCCATTATAAAACCTCCCAAACCATCATAGTCCCATCAGTAAATTCAGCACCTCCATCTCCAGAATCAGCACACTTACCTTGAACCTTAAAGGTGTATTCGGCAGCGGATAGTCCCGTGACAGCCCACATCCCGTTATAACCAAACCCAAGCTGTGCTGTAGATCCTGTTTCCATTCCAGCTTCTTTCATGTAAGCGCACAGTAGATCGGTGGTTGGAGAAATACCCGTAGTTGTAGATGTTGCATAAACCAACCTGCACTTTCCATGTTGGTAATTAGTAGAGCTGAAAGAAGACCAAATCTTACAAGCAAAAGAAGCATACACATATAAAGTAGATGATGCGTTTGTTTTGGTATATGTTATTGATTGGCCTGAATCTGCATAAGATGTATTTCTTACGTCTGTAGATCCCGTTCGACTGGATTGCCCTTCCCCTATAACACCCGTTAAAGTTACCCATTCAGGGGCAGTTACCCCAGAGTTCATTGCCAGATGTTGACTAGCAGTTCCTTTGGCTAACCTTACATAGTCAGTTCCATTGTTGTAAAGAACATCCCCAGCCGCATCTGAACCCATTGCTATCTTAGTTCCATCCACTGCATTATTCGCAATAGCCGTAGTATCAATTTGGGCGAAGGCTAATACATTGGAACCGGTTGTAGTCAGGGGGTAATTAGCAGTTCCGTCTGCTGTAGGCAGAACCCACCCCACGGTATCATTACCCATTAATTTGTAGTCTATAGTGGCAGAGATTGGTAACTTCTTAAAGTTAGACCCGTCATAAATCTTTAATAGATTCGGGGTTGTGCTGGTATCTAACCACAATCTGCCCTTGTTTACTGATACAGTAGGGGCAGAACTATGTACATAGATGTATTCAGATGCCCTATCCACGCCGGGAAAGGATGCCTTTACAACTTTCTTTATAAGCCTTAAATGATTATCGCCTTCTGATACATCGTCCCCCGCCAAGGGCCAAGAAATATCTAAATCATTTATAAAACCGCCGGTTTCAAT